TTTCTATAATATGTTTTCTTCTTTTTTCTTCCTCTTTTATAATATTTTTTAATCCTTTCATTAATCTAAAATAAACAACTATACCATAATTACCAGGACCTGAACATGGATCCAACCATGTTAATTTTGGATTATTCCATACATTTTTTGGTAATAAATCTAATTTTTTATTTATTAAATCTATATTTGTAAATACTGTTCCATTTTGTTTTTTCTTTAATTCTGGTATAATATAATTAGTTAAATTATCCAAAATATCTTTATTTAAGATATTATATATCATAATTATATTAAACTATAAAAAAATTTGAAAATATATTATTATTTAAAAAAATAAAAATAAAATATATATAAATGTCAATACGACAAACAAAAGCAATCTTATATAATTCTAAACAAATTATAAAACATTTTATTGATTGGAAAGAAATATGGATGAAAGAAAAACTATTAGAATGTTCAATATGTATGGAAACTCAACCAAGATATGATTTCCATAGAACTAAATGTGATCATATATTTTGTAAAAGATGTTTTGTTAAATGGGTCAGTAAACATACAAAACAAGCAACATGTCCTAATTGTAGAGAGATTTTATTTATAAGTAAAGATGACCTCTCTTGGGTGAGTTTCCATTATCATAACCTCATTCGCGAAGGATATACATTAATAGAAATAGATCGTCTTGGGGAGAGACTTGGTGTCGCTGCAGCCATACACGTGAACACTGAACAAATACATCAAGACCAAGACCCAAGATCACCAAGAAATAATTTACATTCAGAAAGAAGTAATTCAGAATATTATTTAAATATAATTCGTAATCTTCAATTACAAATTAGTATTATTTTAAATCAGAGAGATAGATTAAATAGAAGATTTAATGAAAATATATATTCTCCACCAATTATATCTACTTCACCATCTATACCAATATCAGAAACTTTACCTGAACAATCGACCTCTATAAACCCATCGCCAGTATGGGATGGGGAATGGCAGAGATATGATTTCAATAGAATATCTAATTCACTTTCTCAGAGAGATCCAGAACCAGAACCAGAACCAGAACCAGAACCAGAAACAAATCCAGAACCAGAATCAGAACCAGAATTTCAAATATATAATCAGATTGGATTATTAGATACAACAGAATTAGATGAAGGAGAAGATGTAGATTAAAATAATAAAAAGAGCTTAAAAAAAATATAATTTGAAATTTCTAAATAATTTTTTTATTAAATTATAACATTCAAAAATAAAAATGAATGTTACCAATCAATTAATTATAGACCCAATTAATATAGAAATAACCAATTTACAAGAAGAAAGAAAATTGAAAAAGAAAAAAAAACAACTTAAAAAAAAAGATAGAAAAAGTCTACTATCTGATAAGGAACAAAAACAACTTAAAAATATTGATATTTCTCTTAAAAAAAGACTAGATAAAGATATACATAAAAAAAATATAATTAAATTTCACAAAGAAAAAGAACAAATATCAGATGTTAAATATGGAGAAATATATATTAAAAATGATGATTCTTATAGTAAAAGAATAGCACTTCTAGAAATGCTAAAAGAACAAAAAAAACTAAAAGAAATAGAAGAAATTAAAAGGTATAATTATGCAAAAATATGTAAGAATAGAATGATAAGAAAACAGAATATAGCTATTGAATGTTTAAAATATTGGAGAATTTATAAATTTCGAAAATTTAATCTACTTAGAAAAGGTTTTAATGTTTGGAAAAAGAAACATAATGTTCTAAAAGAAAAAATGGGTTTTACAAATAAAACTTGTCCAATTTGTCTTAACTTTATTAAAAAAGATAATCTAACTGAAACAATTTGTAAACATTCATTTTGTGAATCTTGTCTTAAAAATTGGAGAGAAACAAATAATAGTTGTCCAAATTGTAGAACAATTATCAATAATAATTTAATAGAATCTTTTGAAATGGAAGAAGAAGATTATGTTATAAATGATAATGATATTGAAAGGGAAATTACAAATCTAGTTATAGAACTATCTAATATAGATACTGAAATGGATTGGGCCAATTATATAGAACCTATTATTACAGATAATTGGAGAAATATTAGTCCAAGTTCTACTACATCTATCTGGTCTCCTGTAAGTTCTATTAATAGTCCATTAAGTAGTCCTCATACAAGTTCTATACAAAATCCATCAACTAGTCCACATTTTAGATATTCATATGAATAAAAAAAAACTATTTAAAATATGAAAATTATTATATTTGATTATTTTTTTATGAATTTAGAAAACCATAACCCAAATGAAAAACTACTAATAAAACATTGAACTAATAATATTGTAGTATTATCTATATTATCTATATTATCTATATAATCTATATTATTATAATATATATTATCATCAATAGTAAATCTGTATTCTTTTTGAGTTTGTTTTTCAATACATCTTCCAAATACATAATCACTATCTAAAAGGGGAATATTATTTATAGCTCTAATAATATTTAATATTCCCATAAATGGAAATCTATCTTTATTTGGAATTGTCCAACCAGTTGTTTTTCTATATTTTAAATTTGGTAAAGACGGAGACAAATCTGAAAATAATAATAATTTAATTTTATCTCTGTTAAATACTTCTATCCACCATTCTGCTAAATAAATAGGTTTTTTTGTAGGTTCCCTTATTTTAATATATTGATTACCTTTAAAATCTGAATCCCAATATCTCATAGGATTAAAACCATTTTTAGATTTATAAAAAAAATCATAAAAAGAGTTAGAACTATTACATAATTTAGAAGAATTAAAATGACCTTTATGATGACAATTTGTTTGTATAAATAATAAATAGTTTAACATATCATACCAAGTTATATTATTCCAATTATTCCATTCTTTTGATTTATCTAAATATGAAAACCAATCAATAATATTACCTTTTATATGTAATCCTTTATTACAAAATGTAAAATAACCATATTTATTTTCTATATGTCTTTTATAAGCTTCTTTTGGTAATAAAGTATTTCTTCTTCCATTCTCAGTCAAAACTTGTAATCCATTTGGTAAAAGTATCCAATTAATATCACTAATTAATTTTCTTATTAAATCATAAATATTTATTTTTGAATCTTCTGCATATGAAATAATTGTAATAATAAATGTATTATGAACTTCTTTTGTTATAGTCATTATTTTGTTAAATATAAATAGTTTTAAATTAATCAAATTAAATTTGCTCTTTAAAAAAATTTGAAATAAATTTAAAAAAAATAATAAACATCTTATAAAAAGATGATAATTCAAAAAAACAACAAAACTTATGATGAAGAATGTTCAATTTGTATGAATCCAATAAAAAATAAATATAAAACTAAATGTAATCATAACTTTTGTGGAGTATGTCTTGGTCAATGGCTTGAAAAAAATGATAGTTGTCCATTATGTAGAGAAGTATTAATTGATAATAATAATAAATTAAAAATAGATTCTATAATAGAACCAATGATTATACCATGGACACCACAAATTTATTCAACAAGAACAACAGAATTTTGGAATAACATAGAAACTATTGGATTTAATATATTAGCAAGAACTCAATTAGCATTAAATACACAAACTAATACATACTTAGATAATTAAATATTATTTATAAATTTATAAAAATATATGATTTCTTGATTAATAAAATAAAAAATTGTATTTATATTTTATTATATTTTATTATATTTATTATTATAATTATTATTATAATTATTATTATAATTAATAATATAATTTCATAATAAAGTCTTTAACTGGATCAAACTTTAATTTATCATTTTTTTTGTAATAAAGTTTAATTTCTGTATATTCTTTATAATTATTAATATCTAATTTAGGAATATTAGCATTATCATACCATTTATCAAAATTTATCCAATCTAATGGCTCTGGATTAAAATGAATTATGTCATCTCGATTATTAATTAGATAATCTTTTATAACTTTTTTTAATATATTACCATTTTTCCCTATCATTTTTCCAATATCTTGGAATGGTATATGATATGTATTATGTATATAATTTCCATCATCATTATTTATAATTAATTCATTTACTAATACAGGTTCATAATTTTTTTTATCATTAATTCTAATTGCCTTCCAACAATTATTATCATATTCTTTATATATTAAATCCATTGATGCAATTTCGTTTGTTGTTATTTTATCTAACAGTGATTTTGGAATATAAACATTATTAACTCCATCAATCCCTCCAAACGCATAATTTGGTTTTTTTATATTAACACGAACGGGAACATCTTTATATACATAATTATTAGTATAAATTCCTTCACATTCAAACCAATGCGAATTTTGTGATAAATCTTCTAATTCATAAATGAATTGGTCTAAATCTTCAAAATATTCTTCTTCTTTAGTAATCATATTTTCAAAATCATCTGTTTGATTTAAAAGGCCAACTTCTTGAGCTAATTCAATATCTTCTTTATTAATAGAATAATTAATATCAGCATTTAGAATATTAATAGTTAGAGAGAGTGCCATAAATATAAATATTTTCGATTAATATATTTATATATATCATTTCAAATTTTTAAATAATTTATTAATTAAACTAGTATGTAATTTATTTTTTTGATTATTTAAATAATAATATAAACGAATACTAGAATTTATATTTTTTTTATTTAAATTATTTACTTGAATATAATTTATTAAAATTTTTAAAAAAATTTTTTTATTTATATCATAATTAAATAAACATTTTCTAAAATAATAATTTACATCTATATCTATATAATAATTATTAATAGAATTTATATATTGTAAAGAATAACTAATATATTTATTATATGGTATACTATATTTATTTATTTTTACTCCTTTTAAATAATGCATTGGATATATTATGGAGTAAAAAATATCAAAATCATTATTAAATATATATAATTTATTTTTAATAAATTCCCAATAATTTAAATATAAAATAGAATCATAAATATCTAATATAATATTAATATCTATTATTAAATTATAAATATTATCAATAATATTATACAAAATAATATTTACTTCTGTATTATATTTTATAAATAATTCAGATATATCCAGATTTAAATCATTAAATATTAAATTATTTGTAGTAATAGTTATATCATTCTGTGTAGTTAAATATTTTGTTAAATTATTAATATTAGTATCAGTATTAATATTAGTATCAGTATTAATATTAGTATCAGTATTAATATTAGTATCAGTATTAATATTAGTATCAGTA